TAACAATACAACGAACTATTGCGGCTAAACATGAAACTGATGCTAATTCAATTACAATTGGAAATGTAAGAGATGTTGAATATCAAAACACATTATTAACTGATTATATCAACGTTAAATTTCCAACTGCTACTCCTAGTGAGTTAGATGCAATTCGACATATTAATAGATCTATCAATTCAAAATTACCGGCTGTCGAGTCTGTTAGGCATATAACATGGCATCCAGTTTCATTTGAATTTGATAACATGTTTTCATATGGTGAAGGTAATCGTGTTGATTTTAACAAACTAAGTGATGTATGTGGTTTATTTGCAGCAAATACAAGCGGTAAATCATCATTATTAGATGCCATAACATACACAATATTTGATAAGTGTAGTAAAACTAGTAAAGCCCATGAAGTATTAAATAATAAACAAAGTTCATTTAAAGGTATTTTTAAATTTAAAATGAATGATGTGTTATATACCATTGAACGTGTTGGTAACAAGAAAAAAGACAATCATGTTAAAGTAGATGTTAACTTTTATACTGAAACTGAAAATTTAAATGGCGATGAACGAAGTGATACTAATAAAAATATTCGTCGTTATCTAGGAACATATAATGATTTTATCTTAACTGCATTTTCATTACAAGCTGATAACAATAATTTTATTGAAAAGTCACAGAGAGAAAGAAAAGATTTATTATCTCAATTTTTAGATATAACAGTATTCGAGCAATTATATCAATTAGCTACTGATGAAATTAAAGAAACAGCTGGTCGACTTAAAGCATTTAAGAAAACAGACTTTGCCGAAACGATTAATACTTCGGACACTATCATTAAAGATAATAGCAAATTAATTGAAGATATTAATAAAAAGGAAACAATAAACCAAGATCTACGAAACAAATTGCAAGAAGATATATTGCAATTAATTGAAACAAAACAGCCTACTAGTTACGAAGGTGATGATATTAGCATTTTACAAAAAGCAGAATCTGAATTAATTAGTAAAATAGAAGTATTACAAAATACAATTGATGACTCCGAACAAACAATTTCTGAATATCAAGAAAATATTGATACTATAACACAAGCAATTAAAACTCAGAACTACGATATACAAGATTTAAAAGATAAAACACATCAATTAATAGAAATTGAAAATCAGATAACCGATCTACAAGACGAATTAAAAAAACAACAGAGAATTGTAAATGATAAGCAAACAAAAATTGAACATCTCGAAACACACGAATACGACTCAAATTGTAAATACTGTGTGTCTAACGTTTTCGTGCAAGACGCAATACAAGCAAAGGACGAGATTGATAAAGATAGAAAAGTACTAGAAAATATTCAAAGAGAAATTGATAAATTAAATGTTATATCATATGATTTAATCGAATATAAATCGGCCCTTACAATATATAATGAATCAATTGATACTATTAACGAATATAAAAATAAAATAGAACTACAAGAACTTCAACTTCAAATACATGAAAATGATTTACAAACAAAAGAATCTGAGTTAGAAAACAACATAGAACGTCAGGACTTGTTTAAACGCAATGAAACTGCTATACAACATAATATTGAAATAGATAGTAAAATTACTAGATGTAAATCTGAAATTGATACAGTAACACAAAAAATAAAAGATTTACAAGATCAAATTAAGACAAATTATGGTGAAATTGAAGTAGCTAAAACAAAAAGAAAATCAGCATTAGAACAACTAGAAATTTATCAGCAGTTAGAAACTGAATATAAAGCATATGAATATTATTTAAAATCAGTAAAACGTGACGGTATTCCATATGAGTTAATATCTAAAGCAATACCAAAAATTGAAACAGAAATAAACAATGTTTTAAATCAAGTAGTTGATTTTAATATGGTTATGAATACTGATGGAAAGAATATAAATGGATATATTATATATGATGAAGATAATTATTGGCCATTAGAATTGACAAGCGGTATGGAGCGTTTTATATCTAGTTTAGCAATTAGAATTGCACTTATCAATGTATCTGCATTACCTAGACCAAATTTTATTGCGATAGATGAAGGCTGGGGAAGTTTAGATGCAGAACATATTGCATCTGTTGTAAATCTATTTGACTATTTCAGAACCAAATTTGATTTTTCGATTATTATATCACACGTTGATACAATGCGAGATATGGTAGATAACTTAATCGAAGTAAATAAAAGTGACGGATATAGCCAGATTCTACATATTTGATATTTATATATAAAGTATATAAATTATCGATGAAACGTAAAGAAGCTGTATATCAAGGTTTAGAATTCATACCAGTCTTATTCGAAGATAAGTCGTTAACATCACCTGATTATTTTCAAATATCAGAATTCCCAACAAGATTAACTGCAGGTAAGAATCTGTTTAAATTACGTGGTCATCCAACTAATTTAAGTACTGGTGCAGCACTAGGGTTTGAAGTTTTAGATTATAATGGCGATCCGATATATTCAGAAGTTATCGATTACATCGATGAAGATAAAAGCCGTGTTATTGCAATTTATATTTATGAAGATACATCTCCCGGTGATTGTACTATTACATTAGTAGCAGATGCATCTATAATTGAAAATACTCCAACACCTCCGGACTGGCAAAATAGAGTTAACGTTAGATGGTCAAGAACAGTTCCAGTTAATCCGATGATTGCTAATGTTTCTGAAATAATATTTGAAGGATTACCAACCGTAAAGGTCGAAGAACAAATAGGAGTTCAACTAGATCGCCAATATGCGACAACACAATTTCCAACATATAACACCGGTCAAATACGTTTCTTTTCATTGAATAATCAACCGGCAATAGAATTAATTGGCGGAAAATTTGAATCGGATATGAAAAATGGAACATTAACCGTTCCAACACCATCGAATCCAACTCCTATACCGTCATATCCGATTAATACAACGGCGTACGTTGCAACGATAAAAAAGATATTAACTCCAACTACGGCATTGTTAAACCAAGAGTATACAGTGTATAGTAGCCAAAGTATTTTTCCTCATACATATAACATATTTGATTTATCTTCATATTCTATATCATATGAAGCTACGCCAGTATATACTGAAACAGAAAATTCACAATCATTTGCATATATTCAAATCGAAGGTTTAGAACCAGCTACTGGTGATATTAGTCGAACAAAAATATATACTAATAATAAAGGTACCGTAGGAACATGGGATCTTGTTAATGATATCGAATTAGAAGAAACGGAAATATTTGTTCCTAGCACATCATCATTATTACCAGATGTTAGTATAGGAACATTTGTAACACAGAGTACAATTGATACATATTGGGAAGGTCATTTATATCAAGGTAATACAGAAGGAACTGCGCCAACATTAACATGGACTACATCATCAATTGATGAAGCTGTATTAATAGATAGTATTGCAGATATATCAGCAAATAATAGTGTTTTAACATTACAAACAAAAGATGCATTTAACGGTGTATTTATTGCAACATCGTCATATAAGGTAACATTTGATGCATTAGGTGTTCGTAGTAGTGTCAGTAACAATAATGATCCGGTTATTAGTGTTTATATGTCAGGAAGTGCATTTAATTTTGACTCAACTGATTTATTTAACCAAGAATTACCAGTAACATTAGGTAAACGAATTGGAGAACTCAGAGTAACTGGAAACTCACAAAGATTTGACGATATTGTATTTAATTTTGAAACTGATAATGCTGGACATGGTGCATTAATATTTGTAGTAGAATCTGGACAATGGCAAATATCCGACGTTAGAACTACAACTGATAATGAGGTTGGATATACTCCTAATTATACTAGAATTAAAACGTTTATAGAAACAACTCATAAAATAGACAATCAAATATCTTTTAAAGTTGAATATTATAATGTAGATGGTGTTGCTAGTAAACATATAACATATGTATATGATAAAAATTGGGAAGGTGGTAATCGATATGTTGATGGCGACTTTTCAATGCTTACCGGCTCGTTATATGTAGCAAATTCACTGAATAGTGGAGTAGCAATAACAGGTGATACTAGTACTGGATTTATTAGGTCATTAGGATATCAAGGATTTGATTCTGCATTTCCTGGATTTTTGCTTTGGAGTGGATCTGCATTAAATGGCCAAACATCAAAAGGTAATCCATATAGCGGAGTTGGGTTAGAGTTATATGCAGATTCTGATAATTATTTTCGATATTCAACTAGTGATTCTGAACTAGATATTCATACAAAACGTTTTTTTCTAGGAGATCCAGCATCACAATTTATATCTGGTGCAAATGGAAATT